ATTGCCCCGCTAGTAATGCTTATGGTGGAGCAGGTCAGCAGTGGAGTAATGGACTTAGATGGCGTCTGCGAAAAGTCTCCGGCGGAGCCCAAGTAGGCTACCCCGTCTCATCTAGAAATATAGTTGGCGATACATCGGGTACTGTTGTGCCTACGGGGATGATTGGGGAGACATTAAAAAGTAATCCAGCATCGGCTGTTGCTGTTGCGGCTACTACGGTATTTACCAATATTACAAGTTTAACACTTACTCCGGGTGTTTGGGCTGTTACAGCGGCAGTGCAAATTTCGACAGGCACAATTTCAGGTTGGAATTATTATCAAGTAAACATATCTACAAGCTCAGGAATAAATGATTCAAATAATAACGGAGGAACTTTTTCTGCTACTCCAAGTAATACTTCTGGTTTTGTACAAAGCGCTGGGACTAGGTTTTTTAACGTGTCGGTAAACACACCAATCTATTTAGTTGGTCGAATTGATTATTCGTCACAAAGTGGATCTGTTTGGCAAATAAATAGTACATTACAAGCAGTAAGAATCGCCTAATCAGGAGGAGTAAACATGACAGCTAAAGCACAATTACAATCATCAGGTGACGGCACGGCGGTTCCAGCGGGGTATGTGGGGCAATTATTACAAAACGCAGGCGGTGAAATTGAAGCATCATTTGGCCCAAGCAACCAAATTGCTGCTATCGCTTCATTCAACCTAACGGCAGGAACATGGCTTTGCTTTGGTGCAAACTCGTTTATAAAAAATGCAGACAGTTACAGTGCTACTGACGTTTTCGTTTTCCTTTCGGGAGTAAGTGGCACATCAACGTCAGGGGTAAAACTGGGTTACAACAAAAGTATATTTTTACCTTCAGCAACATCGGCAAATTTTACTTTAACACTGCAACCTCAAATCGTTTATTGCGATGGATCAAATTTAATAATTGCAGGAACAACAACGGCGGGAACAACATTATACCTCAAGCATATGGCTCCGGGCTTAACAACCGGACAAGCAAGGTATAGTGTAAGTTTAACCGCAATACGAATCGCCTAAGAGGTTCACATGTTTACACGCATTGCCAGTTTAGTTTTATGCCTGCTTGCTTTGTCGTGTCAAAAAAAGCCTGCGCAATCTCCTGACCAAATTGAGCCTAAGATTAAAGCTAAGGCTGAGCTTTACAAATCCCTACATAAAGGTTGGGCGCACCAAGGCGGTTGCGACTCTTTAGCGTTTACAGCTTTATGCAAACTATCAAGCGGATGCCAAGAGGCAGATATTTTACAAGCTGAAGGCGAACCCGGGCGCTGGTATCGTAATCCTGGAAAGCGTTGCTATGATGACGGCCAAAGCAAATCAGACATTTCTAAAGACATGCTGATGATGTTGTTCCCGTACCTGTACGCCACAGGTGACAAGCAAAACCTCACTGAGATATATGAGTACGGAAAAGCCAATGGCAATGTAATGGGCCGTGGGCCTATTAGCCGTACATTCATGACGCCTCCAATGGTCTTTTTGCTTCAACGAATGATTGGCTTTAATGTTTCGGTAAAATCAGAAACACCTGTTGCCAAAAAAGCAGGGTTTGAAAAACACCTTGATGCCGTTGCCTTGTTAACAAAAGCAATGATTGGTGATGGCCTTAATTTGGTTGAGTATGAGGAAATTAGAAAATACTCACAAGAAAGCCCAAGGAACGCCTTATTCTCCGCCTTGTATAACAAGTACCGTGATGGAAATCAGCAGCAAGCAATTGATATCTTGCTTGATGAAAAACTTTTCCCTTCAGATAGGCTTCCAACAGCCCGTGACCGTTGTGAAGAGTATCTATGGCAGCGTGATGATGATCCGAAAGACTGGGGCCCATGCAATAGCGATAGAGTGCATGACGGCGTAGACTTTTTATTTGCGGCTTATATTGCAGGACAATTATAGGAGATTTTATGTCTACAACACTTCCCACCGGTATGAGGCTAGAGCAACCAGACACAGGAGACAAAGGCTCTGTTTGGTTTCCGGTATTAGAGCGCAACATTGTAAAAACTAACGATCATACTCATAACGGTACAGATGCTGCCAAAGTTGTAAGTACCAGCATTACGGCTGTTACACAGGCAATATCATCTGCTGGATGGACAAACCAAACCAATGGTGTCTGGGAGCAAGAGCTTACACTGCCAAATAGTGCTAACTATGCTGATGTTGCCATCATTGTTAAAAGCGATACAGGTACACAGCTTCATCTTGATGTTAAGGCTGGGACTACTACTCCAAATGCAGGAAAAAAATATAAAGTATATTCTAACGATAATGGCCTAAATGCAACCGCTCACATCTTGGTTTAATCATGGCACAAAAAGTAGAACTAGAAGACTTTTCTGGTGGGATTACGGATTACTATTTGTCCGCTCCACCAAACAAATTAAAGCAATGTGACAACCTATTGATCAATCAATATCAAGGTCAAGGCAAGGTGTTTACTAGGCCTGGATCACAGTTGTATGATGTTCTTGCGCCTAGACCTGTAGCAAACAGGATTACAACTTGTTTTAATTATAAAGACACACTTTATGTCCAAAGTGCTACTAAACTTTACTATTACAAAGCATCTACTCATACTTGGGAAGAAATTGCTGGAAGAAGTGGGCATGATGCTTTTCCATTATCAACTCCAAGCCATCAGTTTACATATGCAAACTGGAACTATCATACGTTTATAGCAAATTCATCTCTTCCTGGTTATCCGATGAAAGTGACCAAAAGTGGTAATACTTTGACTTTAAGACAAGCAGGTTTACCAAAATATGATTCAACTGCTGTTACTTTAAATTATGCTCCAGGATCTAATAATTATTTATATAAAATTGCATATAGAAGATCATATACAGCTGGTGAAACTGGATCTAATCAGTTTTTAGATATTAGTACTCCTAGTCCAGCAATATTAGCATCTAATTGCATTTCTATTGGCCCTGCAAATTCAGTAACTCTCAATAATTTAAGAAAATTAGTTTACCAAGCATTTAATTGTGTTGCTGGGCAGGTATACGAAATTAGAAATCCTATAGATACAGACTTCACATTAATTGGAGCACCAAATAATAATATAGGGACTGTATTTACAGCAACGGGGCCTGGTTCTGGATCTGGTGAAGTATATAAATTATTAAATAATAATGAAACTAATTGGGACGATGAAAATATAGAAATTGATGTATACAGGACAAAAAACAATGGGACTGTATATTATTTAGTTGCAACTTTAACATCTTCTGCTGTTGGATATATTGACACTAAAACTGATGCAAATTTAGAAGCAGGAGAGCAGCTTTATACAAATAGTGGGGTTCCAGGAAATGATCCTCCACCAAAATGTAAATCTATTCACGTAAGAAACGACATTGCTTATTATGGAAATATAGAAGGGCAATCATATAGATTTTTACAATCTATTCCTGGAGACATTGATTCTGTTCCTGAAAGCTTCTATGTCGATATAGACGATGATATTGTAGCCGTTTCTTCTACCAAGAATAACGTCATCATTCTCAGCAAACAAAAGGTCTACAGGGCAGACGGCTTTTATGATGAGCTAGGACGCAATGGCATCCTTGTAGAGCGCATTAGTGACACTGGTGGATGTATTGGTACCAACACAGCTGTTCAAGCCCTAGACGGCGTATTCTGGCTTGGTAAAGACGCTGTATATTTTACTGATGGTTTTAAAGTAATTAAGCTTAATCAAGATTATGATGAAACTTATAAAACATTTACTTCAGATGACACTAAGAATTTAAAATACCAAGGTAAGTACGATAGTAAAAAGAATCGTATCTGGTGGACTATTCAAGATGAAGACGCAAGTGATTTAAACAAATGCTACGTCCTTGATCTGAATTGGGCTATACGTGAAAATTCTACGTTCACCACCATTTCTGGTGATAACTTTGTTCCGTCTGCAATTGAGTTTATTAACGGCGATATGATTCGCTGTAGTGATATTGGATATGTACTGATTCACAAAGATACACTGTATGTAGATCCAGTAATAAACTCATCTATTCCAGTCACAGATTGGATTAATGAAACGATTGTTTATACCTTGGAAACGGCTGCGTACAACTTTGGTACATCTGCGGTCAGAAAATATGTGACACAAGCAAATGTGACTTGTGAATCAACCACAAATCTCTCGTTACAGATTGTAAGCAATAATGACGATAATAGGATTATCGCAAACCTGTTGCCCATACGTTATCGTGGGAACATATTTTGGCGGGAGCCAGATGTCTATTGGGGTGACGCGACTTTAGACTGGAATAAGCAGGGACTCATTCATGAGAAGCGCCTCATGCCAGCCAAGAGTCTTCGTTGTAACTATAAGAGTTTAAAGTTTACTAATGCTCATGTTGCCATATTATCAAGCGATGTAATTGGTACAGTTACAGTTAATTCTACATTAAAAACTGCTACTTTAACCGACATTGTAAAATATGACTGGCCATCTAAGGCTATAGGTTATTATATTTCATTTGAAACTGATAATTATACTAAAGAGTATAAAATATCTAATAGAACTGATGATGTCTTAGTTTATACAGATACATTAGATACATCTGTAAGTGGTTCTAATTTAAAATGGGTTATTCGTGGAAAGCCTCAAGGGGAGATTTTAAATCTTTTAAATTTATCAATTGTTTACGATATCGCAGGTCAAAGCCAGGGGGCTTATAAAGTCTCAGGAAGCGGCGAAGTTGGTACAATATCATGAGTTTCCCACGCCTTCTCAGACAAGAAATAGAAGACTTGTATGTTCAAGAGAACTTTAAAAGGATCATGGATTATGGAAATGCTAACCCATTAGACAGATCTAGTTTTAGCTTTCTTTCTATTGAAATACCTGGTGCTGTTACAAATTTTAAGTTTAAACATAGTTTAGGTTTTGTTCCTCTTGATGTTATAATTATGCACAATAGTAATAATGCAGCAATTACATTAAACTATTCTAAATTTGACTCAAACGACTTAGATATTACGGCATCTGGCGCGACACAACTTCGCTGTTTAGTCGGGAGATATACATGAGATACTGGACATTTGCAGAGATCAAAGCCAAGGTGTTGCGTGATCTTGATTTAGAAGGCGAGACATTTATCAATGAAGCAGAGCTTCTTGGCTATGCCAACGAAGCCATTGATGAAGTAGAGCGTCAGATCCTTACTCTTTGCGAAGATTATTTCTTGGCTAGAGGTCAAATTACTCTTGTTCCAGGACAAGAAGAATACGAAATACCAGACAATATCTACGGTATGAAAATTCGTCAGATTATTTACCGTTATGGAACACAAGTATGGAAACTTAAGAGGCTTCGTAACTGGCATAAGATTGCTATATATGAAACTGAAAAGACCATCATGAATGGCACACAGCAGTATGGTTTCTTCATTCTCAATTCAGTTGAAGGTGAAAAGCCTAAGCTATTGCTTACTCCTACTCCAACTGAGGCGGGGTCATTTTTATATGTTTGGTACATCAGAAACGCCAACGAATTGACGGGCGATACATCTAAATGTGATATGCCTGAAGCAATCAATTATGTCATGTCTTACATGAAAATGAAGTGTCTTGAGAAAGAACTTCATCCAAATTTACCAAAAGCTATTCAAGATGTTGAACAGCAGAAGGCAGATACGCTTAAAACTTTAAGCGATATGTATGCAGACAATGAAGACACA